AACCAAAGAGTTAAATGGTCAGGCATTAACAATAGTAGTCAATGGACTCCTAGCCAAACAACTCAATCTGGTTACCAAGACATTGTTGGTAGTCATGGAAATATCCAACAAATAGTTGGTGGTGAGTCATCAGGGATTGTCTTTATGGAAAAGGCTATCTATCGTATGTCTTATGTTGGTGTACCATTAATTTTCCAATTCGATAAGATAGCTGACAATATTGGTGCTTTTGCTCCTAAATCAGTTGCCTCTTTTGGTAATATGATTTTCTTCCTTGCCCAAGATGGGTTTTACAAGCTAACAGGTGGTCAAGATTTAAGCCCTATTGGAAATGCAAGAGTAGATAATTATTTCTTTAATGACTTATCTTCTAATCTAGATGGTATTACAAGCGCTATTGATCCTAACAACTCGATTGTTGTTTGGTCATATCGTGGTAGTGGAGCAACAGGAACTACTAATAATAAATTATTAATTTATAACTACGCAGTCGATAAATGGTCAACTGGTAGTGGACAAGATTTAGAATTTATAGCTAGTGCATCTCAAGAAGCCTTCACTACATTAGAGAGCCTTGATGTATTAGGTGATTTAGATAATTTACCTAAATCCTTAGACTCATACTACTATGGCGAAGGTATTGTTGGTCTTGCTGGTTTCAATAGCGAACATAAGTTTGGTAAATTTATTTCGAATAGTTTATCAGCAACAATAGATACAACTGAATTTGAAGGCGCAGAAGGAAAAAGATCAACCTTAATTAATTGTCGCCCTATTGTAGATGGTACTTCAAGTACAACTGTGACAGTTACTCCTTATTCTAGAGCTTCACAATTAGAAACCTCTACCGCAGGAGATACTGTTTCAACAAATGATACTGGTACTTGTCCTTTACGATCTACCTCAAGATATCATCGAATTAGAGTTAATGTGAGTGGTAACTTCAATACTCTAAGTGGTGTTGATATAGAAGCGAGACCAGAAGGTGGCAGATAATCAATTTCCAACAGTTCCTTTATCAATACCAGATACAGGACAACATTTAAGATTAGTTTCAACATCATTGAACAATACGATCAATGGTAAATTGAATAGTACAGGCAGTATTACTTTAACTGCTAGTTCTACGACATCAACTTTAACTGATGCACGAATAAGTGGTAATTCTGTTATTTTGTTTATGCCTACAACTAATAATGGAAGAACTGCATTAAATACTTTGTATGTGTCAGCAAGAGGAGATGGAAGCGCAACTTTAACCCATGCAAGTTCATCAAACACAGATCAAAACCTCTCCTATTGTATCATTGGATAATGTAGTCACGAGAGTTCCAAGTGAAGATGTTGAATTTATTTGGAGTCAAGTCGCACCACTACTAGAGAAGGCATTAGACGAAACATATACAATTAACGATATACAATCAGGCTTGTTTAATGATCGTATGCAACTCTTTATTAGTTGGAACAATAATAAAGTTGAAAGCGCTGTTGTTACAGAAATAGCGCAATACCCTCAATCTAAAGTATTAAGGTATTTTTTAGCAGGGGGTTCTAACCTAGAGAATTGGTTAGAAAGAATACAAGAAATAATTGAAAAGTTTGCAAAAAAGGAAAATTGTACTCATCTCGAAGTAGCAGGTCGCAAGGGATGGGTAAGAAAATTGAAAGGATTTAAAGTTAAAGCATACTTACTTAACAAGGAAATATAATCATGTCAAAAGGATCAAACCCACAAAATGTAACAACTACAACATCAAGTGAACCGTCGGAGTTTATTAAGCCATATTACCAACAAGCCATAGACTCTGCGAGAGATTTATATGAAAATCAAAACGCGCCATCTTTCTTTCCCAATAACACTTATGTTGATTTTGCTCCAGAGACATCGACTGCTTTACAATTAGCAACTACAAGAGCATTACAAGGAAACCCATTACTAGGTTCTTCTCAACAAGAGATTAACAAAGTTTTAAGTGGAGATTATTTAAATCCATCCTCTAATCCTTACACAAAAGCTTTATATAATCAAATGGCAGGAGATGTTACATCTCAAGTTCAATCACAATTTAGCAAAGCAGGAAGATTAGGGAGTGGTGCTAACCAAGAAGTCTTATCAAGAAGTTTAGGAGAACTAGCTAATACAGTTTATGGAGACCAATACAATCAAGAGAGAGATCGTATGTTCCAAGCTACTCAAGTAGCGCCTCAACTTGGAGAAATGGATTTTAATGACATCGCTAGACTACAACAAGTAGGTCAAGAAAAAGAGTCATTAGAGATGGCTAAACTTCAAGATGCTATTGCTCGTTATGACTACTCACAACAACAACCTTATTTAAAATTGAATCAATATCTAGGATCATTAGGAGCTCCAGTTCCATCAACCACAGTATCGACACAACCTGTGTTTAGAAATACAGGAGCAGGTTTATTGGGTGGAGCTATATCAGGTGCAAATCTTGCGGGTAAAATTGATGGATTAAATCCATTATACGGAGCTATTGGTGGTGGATTATTAGGGGGATTCTTTTAATGGCTATCGGATTAATGAATGACAATGTGTATTACGATGAAAATCTAAACCCTGTCAACCTTCCAAAAAATTTCACATTCTTTCAAGATTCACAACAAAGAACAAATGAACTAACTCCTAAGAGAAATAGTTATACTTTTCCTGATGTTGGAAAAATAGGTTCTTACGCTTATTTAAATAATAGTGATCCAAGAATGAGTGCTGGTAATAGAACAACCCCATATTCTGTCTATACAACACCAAAACAACCTTACTCTGCTTTACCTAATGGTGGAAATATATCTTATTCACAAACTAACCCACTAGCGCAAGGTCAAATAGGAGCAAAAAACTCTAGTAAAGATGTATATGCAAAGCCAGCCTATCCAAGTACTGGCATGACTTATGATGCTTCTCAACAACCATCATCTCCTCAAGTACCTATTAATCAATTAGGTAAAAACTTATTAAATTTTGCAACAAGTGGAAGTGGTCAAGCTTTAGGGAGAGGGTTATTAGAAGCTAGTGGATATTCAGCAACCCCAATGACCTTTGGTCAAGCTTTGGCTCAAGGTATGCAATACATGGGAGACGCTGATAAATTAGAAGCTGATAAAAAACAACAAGATTTTTTAAATAATTTAAAGTTAAAAGAATTAGAATTAACAGAAAAAGGATTAACAGCATCAAGTAAAGACACTGCTGATATTAAAAATTACAAGTTTTATCAAAACCTAAACCCAGACCAACAAAAACAATGGGATAAATTAAAAAAACAAGATCCAGAGTTTGCTAGTGAATTAGCTAAAGCAGTCGAATCTGTTAAACAAGGCATGACTGATGGTGTTGTATTGTCAGCTGCAGATATAGCATTTGATAAGGCATCTGCAGAAAAATTATCTGAATTTTATTTAACAGAATATCCTCAACAATTAACCAATATTAGTAAAATAGATGATGTAATTGATATTATGAAAAACCAAGATGTAACTGGTCCAGTTACTGGTGGTATGCCTTTTGCATTAAGGGTTCTATTTAACCCAGATTCTGTTGGTATAGAAGATGATATTAAATCTATTATCTATCAATCATTAAGAGCAACACTTGGAGCTCAGTTTACTCAAAGAGAAGGAGAAAACTTAGTACAAGCTAGTTTCAACAAATATTTAGATGAAGAAATTAATATCAAAAGACTTGAGAGGTTAAGAACAGAAACTGTTAATGGACTTGAAACAAAAGTTTCAATGTATAATCACCTTAAAGAAAAAGGAACTTTAAAAACATGGGAAGGTTCTAAATTACTAAGCCCTGAAGAATACCAAAATAATAAAAGAGAGATTCAAAACAATATTTTTGATATTAGCGACTATGCAGGGTTGACTGGCGATAAATTATTAGAAATAGCAAAATCTGATATTAGCCAAGAAGAAAAAGACTTTATTGCAAACAATATTGAACTAATTAACGATACATATAATTTAGGGTTAGAATAATGGCTTCATTAAGTGATTTTAAAAAATTAAACTCCAACAACACCAATAAGGCATTAAAAAAAGATAAAAGTTTATCAGGGAAAATTAAAAATTTTGCAAGTAAAGATTATTTAAAAGAATATGATCCTAATCAAAATGCTTTTTCTCAAGCGATCTCTAACTTAGATGATAGTGCTAAACAATATGTTAAAGACATAATAACTCCTTTTTTAAATCCTATTCAAACTGCTAAAGACATAGGAGCATTAGGATCTAGTGTTGTTAATCTATTAGTACCAGGTGAGCAAGGAAATGAAGATTTAGCAAGACAAGTTGGTCAATTCTTTAAAGAAAGATATGGTGGAATTGAAAACATTAAAAAAACTTTTGCTACTGATCCGGTTGGTTTATTAGGTGATGTTTCTATTTTATTTACAGGTGGATCTGCATTAGCAGGTAAAGTAGCAGGAAAAACATCTACCCTTGCCAAAGCTTTAAGAGTAGCAGAGAACATAGATCCTTTAGTAGCTTCTAGTAATGCCATCAAAGGTGCTGGTAAATTAGGTCAAGCCATCACTTCTAATACATTAGGTTTAACAACTGGTGCTGGTAAAGACGCTATAAGCACTGCTTATGAAATAGGACAAGGAACTAATAAGAGAGTACAAAAAAGTTTCCTAGATAATTTAAGAGGAAAAGAAGATATCACAAATGTTGTGGATGAAACTAAGTCTAGTTTATTAGATAAGAAAAAATCAATACAAGAAGAATATCTAAAAGGAAAAGATGCTTTAAATCTAGAAAAAACATTCATTCCTTTTGATGAAGTTGAAACTGCGATTAACAATGTTTTAAATGATTATTCAGATTTTGGTATTAGTAATTTAGACAAAACTGGAAAAACAAAATTAAAAGAAATTCAAACTTTATTAAAAGAGTATAAAAAAACATCTAACTCCCATAATGCTTTTGGTATGGATGCTTTAAAGAAAGCAATAGATAACTTATATCCAACAGGAATAAATGTTGGTGTTTCTGGTAGGCTTGTAAGCGATATTAGAAATGCAGTTAAAAATACAATTGTCAAAAAAAATCCAGAGTATAGCAAGGTTATGAAATCCTATGAAGAAGCGATGGGATTATATAGACAGATGTCGGATGAGTTAAGTCTTAACAATAGAGCTAAAGTTGGAACAATTTTAAAAAAATTACAATCTGTATTAAGAAACAATGTTAATACAAATTTTGGTAGTCGATTAGACGCTTTAAAATACTTCGATACAGAAGATGGTAATTTAATGGCTAAATTAGCAGGGCAATCTCTTAACACTTTTACCCCAAGAGGTATTCAATCTTTAGTGCCAACAGGTGTTTTGGCTGGTGGAGCAGTTTATGGTGGTGGAGCTATAAGCCCAATGAGTGTAGCTCCTTTATTACTAGGTTCTCCAAGATTAATGGGCGAGGCTTCTTATTATGCAGGTAAAATGTCAAAGCCTTTTGTTGCCACCAATAAATTTATGGACAAATACAATGTTTCACCAACAGGTGTCCTAAGAGGATCAAGAGCAGTTGGGTTACTAGATCAACCAATTCAAGAATATAAAAACGAAGGATTATTACAATGACAACATCTAATTACAGTACTACTGCTAATAGCAATACTACCATTAATAGTATTAGCGTTGCTGAGGGAATGTCACCCTCAAATGTGAACAATGCTATTCGGGAACAATTAAAAGACTCAAGAGACTCTTGGAATGACAAAGAGTGGTTTATTCTAGGATCAGGTACTGGTAGTACAACTTTTACAAGAGCTTCTGCAACTAGCATCACTGTATCATCAGATATTTCTTCTACACATCATGTTGGTCGTAGAATAAAGTTAGTAGGTAGTAACACAGGCACTATTTATGGAAAAATAGCTACTAGTTCTTATTCTTCACCTAATACCACAATTACTTTTACATTTGATAGTGGTTCTATTGATTCAGGCGACTCTACTGTAACTGTTTATTTAGGATCTACTTTTAACAACCCATCTATCCCTGTTGTTGACCAAGATGATATGTCATCAAACAGTGCTATCTTGCCACCCTCTCAACAATCAGTTAAAGCCTATGTGGATAGTGGAACAGTTACCTTAACTAATAAATCTATTGACCTTACTAATAACACTTTAACAGGAACTACTGCTCAATTTAATACTGCTTTAACAGATAATGATTTTGCAACTTTAGCAGGCTCAGAGACACTTACTAATAAAACTTTAACTAGCCCTGTTTTTAATACATCTATAAGTGGTACTGCCTTTAAAGATGAAGATGATATGGCTTCCGATAGTGCGACTGCTGTTGCTTCACAACAATCAATTAAGGCTTATGTTGATGCCCAATTAACTGCTCAAGATTTAGATTTTCAAGGTGATAGTGGGGGTGCGTTATCTATTGAT